GGCTGGCGCACAATTCCCACAAGAATACTTATACAAGTTTGCGCCACAAGTGAATGACACAAATGAATTAACCGATATGATGAATCAGCAACGAAACAATATCAACATTGAACAAACAAGATTAGCTAAGCGAGATGAGGCGGTAGCAAATGACGACCAACAAGCAGGAAATGTTTCAGTACAGCAAGGAGCAAATGAAAGCGGATCAACGTCACAGCAAGAAGTTAACTAGTATTATCAAGGGCGTTTCTGTTGTGTATCTCGCTTGGTGGGCTTTGTTTCAGTCAAAGAATCCTAACTATGAACAAGCTAACAACTCAAATTATCCAGACCAAGAATTGACTAACGAATTGAATCAATACGCACAAGAGAACGGATTCAATCGAAAGCAACCAGCAAACAATGATGAGTTACTGGATTATGCAGCACTGTTGTTTACTTCAGTAGCTGCTGATAAGGTTGTTAGTTATACAAGAACACAGTTATTGAAAGATAAGACGTTTACGGCTGAACAAGGCGCTAAGATGTATAAATTAGTTGATAATGAATTGAAAGATGATATTATTGACGTTCCTTACTTCGGTCATGTATGGAGCATAGATATTTGGACACATCAAGCAGCTTTGCGAAGTGACTTGTTGATGATTATGAGACAATCGCTATTGAAACAAGAGAACCCAATGAGTAGCGTAACGGATATTCGTGATAAGTACCATGTATTTAATTATCAATCTGAACGTATATTAAGAACTGAAGGAGCGCGCATATCAGCAGAACAACAAAAAAACGATATTATAAAAGCCGGGTACGACAAAATGCAATGGGTATCATCTGCTGGCGCATGTAACATCTGTATTGATTTAGACGGTGATATTTTTCCTGCTAGAAACTTTGGAGAAGGTAAATATGCAATCCCAAAGCACCCCAACTGTCGCTGCTCTGTCATAGCATACGATAATTAGCCCACACAAGGGCTTTTTATTTTGGTATAATAGTATCTAGCGGAATTGCATAGCGCAAAGACAAGGGCGATATATTCGCACCTAATAAAAGGAGTATAAAAATGCAAGATAAATTTACAGGAACGTATTGGCAGTGGTTGAAAGATGAGTTGACTGATATTGAGCCGTTTGCTTGGGCTTTGTATGGTTTCGGTGTTGGATTGAACACAATGAGTTATGTATCAGCGCCAATCACATGGCTATCTACCATTGCATATGTTGCTATCTTGTTCGGATTTGGTTGCACGGTAGCTATGGCTGCTAAAGGTTGGAAGAAGTTTGTCGATAAAAACTACATGACTAAAGAAAAGTTAGTTGTTGGGCGTTCAGTCAACGGGTTGCTTGGCGGTGTATCTGTTATTGGTTACATTATCGTTAATATTGCAGCAGGTCATTGGTGGTCTGTATTAGATCAGTTAGTATTCTTCTTTGCAATTGATTTAGGGTTGATTATTAATTGGAGAACGTGGGGGCGTGGCAAACAATCAGACGTAAAGAAGCCAACATTTAAGCAATGGATTATCATTGTTTTAACTATCTTAATCGCTTGGGCTGTTCTTTATCCTGTTGGCGTGTATTTGAGAGACACGCAGCCTGTGATTGACGCACTTGTTTTAGCTATTGGTGGTGTCGCGTCAGTGTTGTATGTCAAACGTTTCAGTGGCACATATTCATTGTGGTTGGCAAGCAACTTAATCAACGTTGTATTATGGTTTGGAGCGTTAAACAAAGGACTAACACCAGTCGCCTTATCAATGCTCGTTATGACTTTGCTTTACTTGGTGTCATCTGTTTATGGACGTGTAAACTTTAGTAGCAAAAATAATAATAAAACTAGAAATATTTATTAATTAGGGGTACAATAAATTAAGAAAGGAGTGATTAATATGATTAAAAAAATTAAATTTATCTTGGCGTTTAATAAAGATTTGATGAAATCAATGATTAAAAATAATCAAACGCCGTTTGAGTGGACTGTTTCAAATGAAAACGGCGTTCAAAGTAGAAAAATAAATATGAGATAATAAAGTTAGCCTGTTATAAGGCTTTTTTTATTGCGCATAAATTATTGTATATATGCAATAATAATGGTATACTTATGCAAGCGGGTAGTTATTGTGAGCTTTTGCGTACAATGCTGCGTGTAATAAAAATAATTCAGTGGGTTGCTAGGTGGGCTTGGCGTACTAAACAACGTACATAAGGAGAATTGCAATGGCAGAAGATGTAGTAAACACAGAAGCAACTGAACAAGTAGACAATGTAGAAGAGACGGAAGTTCCTGCAACGTTCACAGAGAAAGATTTACAAAGCGCCAAGGACAGTGCGTACGACAAGGCACGCAACGACTTATTGGCTAAGTTTGAAGAGGATAAAGCAAAAGCAATCGAACAAGCAAAGGCTGACGCTTTAGAAGAATCTAAAATGACTGCTGAACAAAAAGCACAAAAGGAACTAAACGATAAAATAAAAGCATTAGAACAACGTGAAGCTGGAATTAAGCAACGTGAGCTAACCGCAGATGTAGCAACACAGCTATCTACCGCAGGTTTGCCAGTTGATTTGGCTGAAAAGTTAGTTAGTCTAGGAGACAAAGAAACTTCACAGTCGTTTATTGATACAATTGTCAATACAATTCAAGAACAAACTAACGCAGAAATTAAAAAGCGCGCTAATGGTGGCGCTCCTACTGGTTCATCAAGTATTCTAAGTGATTCAGATGATCCAATGAAGGCAGCCTTAGCAAAAGCTGGATTTTAAAAAAAGGATAAAACATGGCAGATACACAAGTATTTTCAAAACAATTAGTAGCAGCATTGCCTACTATTTTCGCAAAGAAAGCATATTTTGCTTCAGCTTTCGGCGCTTTGCAAGTTGCTGATGGTGTTCGTGATAACGCAACCGCATTTACAGTTAAGACTAATGATATGCCTGTTGTTATTGGAACATATAACACAGGAGCTAATGTAGCTTTCGGTACTGGAACAGCTAACTCATCTCGTTTCGGACAGCGTACAGAAGTAAAATATGCAGACACAGATGTGCCTTATAACGCGCCTTGGGCTTTCGATGAAGGACTTGACCGTTATACAGTAAACGCAGACTTGGCTTCAGCAGTATCAGCTCGTTTGGTTGCGCAAGCTCAAGCTTTGATTGTTCGTATGAATAACCAACTAGGCGCAGCGTTAGTTGCAGCAGGTAAAGACGTTGGTAAAGACTCAAGTGATCCAATTGCATTGTTTAACGAAGCTTCAAAGCAATACACACAGCTAGAAGTCGTGCCAGACGTCAAAGCATATGTTACATCAGACCTATACAACGCAATTGTTGACGCAACGTTGACAACTACTGGTAAGGGTTCTGCCGTAAACATCGACCAAAACGGATTAGCTTACTTTAAGGGATTTCAATTAGTTGAAGTTCCTGACGCTTATATGCAAGGAAAGCAAGTTATTTTCACTCCTGATACGGTAGGGCGCACATTCGTAGGTATCTCAACAACACGTACAATTGAGGTTGAAGGATTTGATGGGGTTGCATTACAAGGCGCTGGTAAAGATGGTGTTTATATCCCTGAATCAAATAAGCCAGCTGTATTATTCGCAGTTGCACCAGCACCAAAACCATGAGAGTAAGGTGAAATATGAGCGCAGCAGAAGATTATTTAACTTTAATAGACAGTAGCACGCCGATTGCCGATAAATTGGCGGTTATTGAAAAAATCACGACTGCTCGCTTAAATGTTTTGCTTGGTACAACGACAGTTCCTGATAAGTTTCAATATATCGTCACAAACGTTGTCGGCGCTAGATATGTTCGTATCGGTAACGAAGGCACATCCTCAACACAACAAGATGGGCTTAGCTATACGTTTAATGAAGACGACTTTACGCCATATTTGAGTGAAATTAACGCTTATAAGAACGGAGACGACTTTTATAAGCCATCGCATGGTAAGTGGTGGTTAATATGATTCTAAACAAGCAAGTGACGTTTAGAACGGTTACCAAAGCGATAGACAGACCAAGTAACCACGGTAAAAATAATGATGTAATTAATGACGTGCAAGTGACAGTCAATTACACAACCGTTTCTGTGCAAACCGCTATTAGAAGTTATGGTGTAAGCAATTCAAAGATGGCGACAATTAGATCTATCACTGATTTGCCACCGTTTGATTTTATTATTATTGATAATGTTACT